TATTGATACTTTGTGCTAACGATTTAACAGGTAAAGTAATAAATAAGAGAGCTAAATATATATTTTTCATTGAAATGTACTTGTTGAGTCACTAATACTTTCTATGGTTTGTTCTTCTATTATTTTTGTCATAGATTTTACCCCCGGCGTTTCTAGCGTTTCATAGTAACTAAAGGATGCACCCTCATTGACGATTGAATATTGAGGCTTAGTTGTAAGATCTGGCATAACATAAGTTGTAGCTGTTCCTGATACTGTTCCGGCTGTTTTTACATATCCAGATGGTGCAATATTATTTGTAGACGGCTTGACATTATGGCCACCAAAAGTCAGCTCATAACCATTCCTAAACTCAAAAATGGTCAGGTCGCGTTTTAAAATTGTCTTCGTCTCGGTGTGATTCTGTAAAACTCCCTGCTGGAAATTTGGCACTATCTTTTCTGCCCTAACTTGTGGGGCAAAAGTAATAAATAAAAGTGCAATCTTAGTCCACTTTAATTTCATTAATGATCTGGCCTAAAGCCACCGTGTTTGCTCCTCCCGCAGTCAAAGTTATTGCAGTATCAGTTATCGTGCCAGCGAGCGATCCGGCTGTTCCTGAAGCCGTGGTCACAATGTCTGAGAAGTTAGGCGTGGTTCCTGTGGTAACTGCACTGGTAGGCAAAGTGTCCCCTGTAGTTAGAGAAGCACTAAAACTGAAAGCAGCCCCCGGAACGTCCTGAGTTGCTGCAATAGCTCCGGGCGTGTAAATACCTGAAGTGATTGTTCCAGCACTGACAGTATTAGCCGTAGTGCCATCGGTTGTATCCACTCCAGAACCCGAAATTGAAAATGACGTACCTACGCGTTTTGCGTGAGTCGCTGCCGCCCCTACGGTCAAAGAAGTTGATTTGGTAATACTGTGCGTGAGGTCTGCGTTAGCTGGGGCAACAAGTAAAAAGAAAAGAATTAAATGTTTCATGTTTCTTGTTTGAGGTCAGGAGTTTTAGCAATAATTTCGACAGGAGGGTGCTCGTATTTCAAAGTAATAGTTTGAACATTACCTCCTCCAGAACTGCCGTTTTGTTTTTTATTTGTTGCACCTTTCGATACGTTCAACCCATAACTTGTCAGGACTGTGCCTAACATCGCACTCGCAAAGCTGGTATCTGGTCGTTGGTCAGGCATCTCAAATTCTATATTTCCTATTTTTATTACTGGTGGAAAAGAGATGTACGCCAAGCTCAAAATACTGAGACTCCAGATCAGCACTAGGCTTTTGACCCCATTTGATAAATAAAATAGGATCATTTCTTGATACTCTGGAGTCTCGTCGTCGTCTTTGTTTATCTCAACATTAGGTGATTGGTCATTGTTAGCCATAAGCTAGGTCTACAAGGTCGTTGATATTATTTTAATCATGAAATGTAGGAATAAACACCCCCTCTATTGACTCTGGGGGCTGCCATTTTATTGGTCTTTCTTCTGCAAAATCATATTCATTTGGTCTTAATATCCTCGCACATCTAGCTTGCGAAAGAATGTCAGGAGTCTCAGGATTTTTACTTGTTGCTTTTATGTATGCAGCTCTGACCTTTTCCCACATAGCTAACTCACTTGTGCATCCATCCAATAACTTTGTTGCTGTTACAACGCCGTAACCTTTTAAACCCGGAAATCCATCAGTCGCATCGCCTGTAAGAATAGTCCGATAAAAAGCATGATTAGCACTGAATTCTGCTATCTCTTCGATTTCACCTTCTGCGTTTAGGTGGAACCCCGGAATTGTCTTTAAATCTTTATCTCTTGAATAAATAACATCACCGTTCTCTTTGTTAGCAAGGATGCCAACAACATCATCTGCTTCAGTCAGGGGAAGCGTTTTGACTGTATATGTGTCACGTAACCATTGGCGTAATACTGAATACCCTGCTGGTTTTCTAAATTTACGTCTGTTTGATTTGTAATTGGGGTAGACCGCATACCTAAAATTACTGGTGTCACCCAAGGCCAAGAATATTTCGTGGTCTGGGCAAAATTTTTGGACTCGTTCAATTTCTGCCGATACAGCATTTTTGGCCTCGTCTAGGTTTGTTTGATATGTCCAAATGTTTGGACTCCATTCGACTTCATATTCTGCTGAAGTCATTGCCCGATATGCGTCAGGTTCGATGTCGTAATAGAGCTTCATGTGTTTTCCAATGGTTGATTAAAAGTTGCAACTGACGAATCCTCTCCTCTGCGTATTTAATTTTTTCAGAGGTTTTCATCCGTAAATGTCCATAACGTGTTTAAGCGCAATCACGTAGCCGTCATGCCAAAACGCTTGTGCTTGATTGCCTTCTTTATGTGCTTGTGCATAGCTTTCATTTGCTTTGCGTAGCATTGCGTTTATCTGTATCTTCATGTGCGGTGTCAATTTCTCTGACACTTCTAATGTTTTCAAGGTCTGCAATTCTTGTTGAGTGATCTCTGTCATTTTCTTGATAGATAACGGTGCATGAGGTTGGGTAAGTTTCAGTAACCATTGCTTGTTTCCAATGCGATGCTCGGAAAAAAATGAATACTGCTTGTGCTCTGTTGAGCTGAGTCCATTTCAGAACTGCATGTCCGGGTCGTGCCATACGTGATTTAGTTGTTGAGTTTTCTCGTCGAACTCGAAAGATCCGGCATAGCCACAACGGCCTAGCATTCGGTTTTTCAAGCATCGAGAGTGAGTTAGATTTGCTCCTCTGCTGCGATTTAAAGCCCATATCGTGTCTGCAAGTTGAACTATTGAATGTGAGTTCCTTATGTTGTGCAGCTCTGGTGCAGCTCCGTTCTCAAAGTTCTCTCCAGTAGAAGAGCGATTGAGGTGACTAATAGCGAATACTGTGCATTTAGTAGCAGCAATAAAGCTTCTAATCTTTGTAACAAGAGCGTCTAACTGCCTTGTGTCTTGAGCTAATCCACTTCCTAGGATCGTTAGATGATCTAAGTAGATGTGTTGGCAACCAAGACTTCTCACCATGTAATTCATCCGCTGGAGGATAACTTTTTCGTCCAAAGATCCAAAGTGATCAAATAGCTCAAGCCTTCCAGAGCCAGTAATAAACTTGTCGGCTTGTGCAATGTTTTGGATCTGTTCATCAGTAAGACCTGCATAGTTTTCTCTGGCATGAATTTGAACTTGTGCTGCTTGGCCTACAAAACGAAAAATTGCTTCTTCGGCAGTTTCTTCTAAACCTATCCATCCCACTTTTATGCCATTCTCTATATCGCCTATAGCTAATTTTCTGGCAAAGGTTGTTTTGCCAACGCCTGAACCCGCTATTAAAACGATGAGCTGGTTGTCATAAAAAGGAGTCTTGTCATTCCAAAATGGAAAAGCACAATTAGTTGCTTTTCTTTCTGGTGGTTTATTGACTAAGCCTGCATATTCAGAAGAGGATTTTATTCCGTCTGGACGACGTTCTTTAGCAGCTCTAATTGCCTCCAAAACAGCATGACTTCCTAGTTCTTGCAAAGTGTCATTCGCGTCTTTCTTAGGAAAAACAACTCGTCTAACTTTGCCTGCCTCGAATAATTCAACTAAGTCATTAGCTGCTTTTTCTCCCGGCTCGTCCATATCTGTGGCGATATAGACAGTCTTAAATTGACTAAAAAAATCAATGTGTTTTTTGACAAAATTAGCTGCATTTTGAGCACCATTTGGAACTGAAATTCCTACGACGGTTCCTCTGGTGGCGTGGTAGATGCTTGGTGCATCCATTTCTCCTTCGCATATAGCGATGGCTTCATGGTGTCCAGAATTTGCGAGATGTGAACCAAACCCTGCGACTTTCTTTGCGTCTCCTTTCCATCCTTGAACTTTTCCATCTTTTTTGATTTTTTGAGCAATGTTTACTCCTTTTTTGTTCCTGTACTGAAAGGCCACACCATCGGCATATTTGTAAACGCCATATTGACTAAGAACTTTTTTGGGAACACCTCTGTAATCATCGGCATCCCATTCTGTAGTCATGTCAACGTCAATCATTGGCCGAATAGGTTGCGGTCTGGAAGTTTTTTTAACTTCTTCTCCTTCTTCCGTTTTGGTGAATTTTTGGCAGTTGAAGCAAAAGGTGTGATCTGTGTAGATCGCAAGAGCGTCGCTGCTGTTACAGGAATCGCAAGGAGCGTGACGAATAAAGCGGGATTCACCCATCACCCCCCTTTTCTGGAATTGACTTGACGTTTAAAACACCAGAGAAAAATTTAGAGACTGGAATATCAGGTACGAGCTGCTTCTTTCCGTAAAGAGAAAAAGGAACCGCTAAATATTCAACAGTTGTAAATGATTTGTGGCATTTCTTACAAACCCGATAACGCCGAATAGTGCCATCAGCAGATCTTGGTTGGCTATCGACCTTTGATACGTCATGCCCACAATGCGGACATTTAATCATCGTCAGCCTCCCAAGTGATTTTGATAATGATGTGAGAGTCTTTGAGTTTCACTTTTTTAAAAAACAAATGAAGGTTGGGAATAACTTTTACGCTGTCGTCTATCCACAGAATGTTTTTGGCTGCATCCATAACTGAGCCAGATTTGTTATCAAGATCTCCTATCTCTGCACCTCGAAAGAAAATTTCTAATCGGTGTACTGTTGTCAGTGGTTCCAATTTCCACTGATTTTGCAAATAAAACTTGGCTTCCTTTAGCCAGTTTTTGTATTGCGGAGGATTGTATGGGCGTTTTTGACCCATAAAAGATCTAGGTCTTGGCTTAGAAATTGGACGTATAGGCAAATCAATCTGTTTAAATTTCAGCGTCATCAAAAAGCTTTCTCAGCCTCTTGCTCCAAAGAGAAACCACCTTCGACAACTCCAAATACTTCATCATCACTTGGAATACTGCCGCCTTCGTATGGCACATAATCCATGATCATTATTTTCATTGGATCAAGTGTCATGCCAGAAGCACCATTTTTTGACCAAGTGTTGATTTTGTAAGCAATACGGCCTTTTGATCCGTTACCTATTTCTTTATCAGCAGGCCATTTCTGTAATTTGCTATCAATGACATTTGGTCCCTCTGTTTTCACACCGTTGTCATTTACCCAGCAGGTTTTTTTAAATTTAACTTTGTAAAAACCATTTTCTTTTTCGTCTGGGTTGCAATTAAACCAGTAAGTAGATTTTTTTGCAGCAGATCCAAATAATTCACTGAATTTATTTTCCATTGAATCAATCCATTTCTGCGTAGATGGATCAGTGGAATCAAGCAAAAATTCTAGTGTCCACTCATCAGGTTTATCTGCGTCATAGGCTTTTCGTGCATTGCCCAAGCACTTAAACCATCGAAATTTTCCAACTGGAGTTTTTAACAGCTCCATAGTTGATGCCCCCATCAAAAGTTTGCTTTCGGAATATAAAGAAGTCCACGCCCTATATCAAGTCGCATGAACAATGTTTTGTAATCAAGAAAATAAGTAAGGATTTGTCCCAATAAGACTCGGATCTAGACTTCCCTTGGCTGGCATGTCAGGCAAGCAAACCCCAGTTCTAGCTTGAACTTCATCAGCAAAACCAGTCAACCAATCGGGGGCGTAGAGTTCCGAAAAAGTGCTATGTAATAGCTTATGTGTCTTATCTGCATTGGTCGCATGAACAGCGAAGCAATCATGGTTGGTCAATACTTGTATGTTTTGTTCTACGGCCTTGTAAACAAAATTTACACAAAAAGCAGAGTCCCAACTGTGGACAAAATGAGCACATACTCCTTTGTTGGCTTGCGTAGGACAGAAGGGAGCATTTTTTGGCTGATCTTGATATTCAAAAGAAATGCGTTTGCCATATAAAACTGTTTGTATTGTTTTCTTTGTTGGTTCTCTATCTGCAATTTTCATTGGCCACCCGCTTTGCGTAGTCCATTCCAAGGCATAGCCTTTTTGCATTACTTTTCTTGTGACCTTGTGAAGCCATTGCTTTAGTTCTAAACATGGAGCAATTTTCTTTTTTGTTTCACTCCACAAGATTTTTGCTAAATATTTTGCTGGCGTTACAACTTCGTAAGTGAAATTTTCTAAAGGG